TGCGACCGCTGGTTATAGAGGTGCTGCGACCGCTGGTGATAGTGGTGCTGCGACCGCTGGTTATAGAGGTGCTGCGACCGCTGGTGATAGAGGTGCTGCGACATCAAGAGGTAGTTCATCAACTGGAAATAACGGTTTAGCAGTGGCGCGAGGAACAAATGTAAAGGTCAGAGGAGGTATGGGATCTATCTTGGTTATAGCAGAGGAGCAAGAAAGCTCGTACAATGTTTCCGATTGGAAAGCCGTTGTGGTTGACGGCAAGAATATCAAGGCTGATACTTGGTATAGATTAGTAGACGGCGAATTTGTTGAGGTGGAATATTAAGCTTACAATAATATATTATGATTAAAAAACTATTACAGAAGTATCAAACGTACAGGGATAAAAAGTTCCTTGCACGCTTGGAGAGAGTGCTAAACAATAATGTGGTGGGTGCAAACTTATTTATAGAAAAAAATGTGTTTTCACTCAGGGGATTTCACATGTATTTCCCTAAAGGCGCAGTGGCGGATTTGCTAAACAAAATTCCTCTAAGTCTTGTCGAAGAACGTCTTCGTTCAGGATATTACGAGAAACGAGAGACTCCGCAATCAGGTTTAGACTTTTAGAATAATAAAAACAATTATTTCCTACGGAAGCATTTATCTTGTATTTTCCTGAAAGGCTGTTTATTAGATCTCTTTGAAAAATAAAGTTCCCTGCATCTTGTTTTCCTCTGCATGGAATGTTAAGCTGTTTGCAGATTGAGATAGTTAGACCAATTACTTCTTCAGGGCAGTAGATTGATGTTTTTATAAACTCTTTCATAAGTTATAATTTTTAGAATTTGACGAAACAAAAGTAACAACAAAAAGGAGCATATCCAACAGTTATAATGATAAGTTAGAATTTGACACTTAACCTTTCATTAGGATGTGCTCCTTTCAAAAATTTGGGTAAAACAAAAAGAAATGAAACAGACAGTAGAAGAAGCAGCATACGATTATGCTGCCCAAAAAACGAAGTTCAGAAAAGACGTTCTGAAAGAAGTAGATGCTGATGATTACGTTTCCCGTCACTCTGATTATATGGAAGATTTTCAGTGCGGTGTACAATGGCAGGCAAAGCAATCGCCTTGGATAAGCGTTAAGGAACGGTTGCCGGAAGAAGGAGAGCACGTATTAATAAGGCTTAAAGATGGTATAGTAAGGCTCGTTTGCTATGATACAGATGATGATGTCAATGTCTGTTTTTGGAGTGATAATTATGCCTATGAAACGATTAGCGGTTGGGATGTTACCCATTGGACACCCATCCCCTCTTTCGATGAGATACTCGAAGCCAACAAGGATGTACTGGAACGGATTAAAGAGAAAGGAGATTGAGATATGAAATTTCCTAAAGTAAAGAAAAAGCAAAAGATTGAAAGGGTTTGTTACAACTGTAAGCATTATTATAAATGCACTGACAGATTTAACAGAGATACTATAAACTGTGATAAATTCAAATTTAATGCTTTATGTAAGAGTGTTTAAAAAAAAGATTAGATATGAAATCAAAACAAGTATTATCAATAGATCAGATGAAGCACCTGAGGGAGCTTGGCTTGGATACGAGTGATGCAAGTATGTATTGGGCAAGAGTATCGCATGGAAGTCGTGTTGATGATAAATCCAAAGGTAAATGGTTTTTGAGTTTGCAGAAAGAATTCCAAGTTTGTGGTTTTATGTCATATGAATCAATTCCCACTTACACCTTGCAGGACATTCTTGACAAGCTGCCGAGTTATATTACATACAATGATGAAGAATATCAACTGCAAATACTTCCGCCTTGTATATGTTATAGATACGTAAATTATACGTTTGACGATTTAGATTATAAAAACAATGTGGATATATTGGAAAACGCATATAATATGCTGTGCTGGTGTATTGAAAATGGATATATTTTAAAGGAGAGTAAATAATGAAAGGAAAAACTAACACTGGAGTTGTAATCTCCGAAACAGAAACGCTTGCTACTGGAACAGAAGTTGAAATCGTAGATATTCGCTACGGATGCGAGACTTATTATATGTGTATAATACCGTCAGGTGCGCAAATTCCGATTGATGCTCGTATTGTTGACATAACAGACCATACTCCATATATTGATTGGGAACAGAGGCGTTATGAACTGGCAAAGGTTATTACTCATGGTCTTCTTTGCTCTCCGAACATTGAAGGAGTAGACCCAAATCCTGCACCTGATGACTTTGCGTATGTTGTTGTAAGAAATGCGGATGCTATAATAAAGAAATTAAAAGGGGAATAACCATGGATATAGAAGAAGTAAAAAACAAGAAATCGAAAGCTGAAATGGAAATAGCTCATATTTTAGAAAACCTTGAAGCTGAAATCGGTTTAGAAGTCAATAATATGATTTATATACGCAGAGAAAGTGAAAAATCTACGTTATCTGCTTTGCCTGTAAGAATAAAAACAAAAATAATCTTGACGTTTTAATTATGGAAGTAAAGAACGGAATAATAATAGACGGGGTGCTGCATGAATTGATAAAGACTAATTCAGAGGCTTATTGCGATAAATGTTCTCTTTATAGTATTTGTCATCTACCAATGTTAATATGCCATATGTTGGGTGGAGATATATTTGTTAATCGTGGCAAAGTGACAGATATTAAGATAGATAAGGAGGAATAACTATGATCGAAGAACTTGTAAAGAAGAAACTGCTCGCAGAATTTCGAGAATGGTTCTGTGAAGGTTACTGCCAATTCTACGGAATGGATGAATACTGTAGATGTTGCCCGGTAAATGACGAAAACTGTTGGCTAAGAGGAGTTGAAAAGCCTGCCGGGGAAAGGGGAAAACGGGAACCCATCCGTTTCTGTGATACATGCAAGAACTTTAACCCGGATGTAAGAGAGTTGGATGATTATGAGATAAGGAAAGCAGTTGAGGAGTCAGCCAAACGGCACTACAGTGATCTTTGTACGTTAAACCATTCTCTTAGATTTAAAATGCCCAACGAATATAACAATAGTAATTGGGGATTTTATTGCAAAGAGTGTAAGGATTACAAGAAGCATTAAAACTTATATGATTATGGATAAGATAGGATTAAATATAGGCACTATGAATAAATGTTGTCTTAATTGCAAGTATTCAAAGGAAGCGTTTTACGATCTATTTGTAAGGTGCGTATATCATCGCTTTTATCCTTTTAAACAATTTGTATGCAATAATTATGAATAGAAACGAATACCGGGAACGCTGTAAACATTACAGCCATTACAGCGGGCAGTGTTACAAAAAGTCGTTCATATCGGGCATAGCAAACAATGTGCATGTGAATATGAAATGTGACGGTAAATGTCCTCGCATGAGGAATTACGATAAGAGAAACGGAATATTAATTGATAAAGAAGTAACAGATGAATCTAAATAAATTGCGCGATCGCGCCTATAAAACTGCTTGTGAGCATGGTTTTCATGATGAAGAACTGAGTAACGAACATTATCTTTGCTTGGTTATATCCGAGTTAATGGAAGCTGTGGAAGCGGATAGAAAAGGTAGATTAGGGAAAAAATGCAAAACACGTTTTGAAATGGAATATAATCGTTATCCTGCATTGGTAGAGGAAGAAAAACGATTTAAGTTTTCATTTGAGAAACATATCAAAGACACAGTTCCCGATGAGATTGCCGACGCCTGCATACGCATTCTTGACTTGTGCGGACTGCGTGAGATAGACATTGATGATTTTCCTGAAGAAGCGATATATGGGGCATCCAAAAGTTGTGTAGGTGAAACATTTACTGAAAGCATATATGCCATATCCACATTGCCAATTCGTTATTTTTATAAATATGATTATTCTTTTGAAAGTCAGATAGTCCATATGTTATTATCAATCTTCGGGCTTGCCAAACATATGAACATAGATTTGCTTTGGCACATCGAGCAGAAGATGAGATACAATGAATTAAGACCTATGTTGAACGGAAAAATATATTGACTATGAAAACAATTTTGTTTACAGCTATATTCATAACAGGTCTATTATGGATTGGCGAACTTACTATCACATTCAAGCCATTTTCTATCTCACTGCCCGGTTGGTATAAGGTGGCAGGTATCCTTATATTTTGGCTGTCAATGGTGGTATATACTACCGGAGAACATGTAAGAGGATATAAGCAGGGTTTTAACGATGGAGTTAAGAAATGTATTGAAATACTTGAAAAGGAAAGCCATGAGTAAACTCTACAAAGCAACCATTTTCGGCAAACCGTTCATGCTTGGATGGTTCAGCCATGCGGATAAGTGGTATCATAAAATTGGAATAATAAAATGATGAAAATTATATTTCTTGATATAGACGGAGTTATTTCCACGCAAAAGTCGCATTATGCACTTGATAAGGATGCGTGTGATTTGCTTGGGAAGATTATAGATGCGACAGATGCGAAAATTATCATATCTTCATCGTGGAGGAGAAATACGGTAGAAGATACAAAGGAAAAATTGACAACTATAAGGCCATTAGTACCATTCCCGTTTCCATACGCAGATAGGATTATTGGAGTAACTATAAAAGCCTATGCCTACGTTATGCAAGGTGTTCATCTTGGTATTCCTCGTGGAGTTGAAATAAAGCAATGGATTGATACCCATATTCACTCTGACAACGGTAAAAACTGGAACCATAAAGAAATTGGGGTTGATTTTAACTATGTGATACTTGATGATGACAGTGATATGCTTCTTGAACAAGCAGAACATTTTATCAAGACTGATACCTATTTAGGATTGTCAGAAAATGATGTCGAACGAGCAATTAAGATATTAAATCAATGAAAATAACATCTTTGAAAATCGGTGACTGGGTGCAAATAAAACTCCCGTCACCACAAGGAGAGCGTCTTTCAATACCCATGCAGGTAGTAGGATTGTTCTCCAGCTTTAATAACCCAAGCCCTAAAGATACGGTTTATCTTGACTTTGAGGGCAACGAGGGAGACGTTTGGGAAGAGGAAGTACAGAACTTGGTAAAAGTGAAGGAGATACGAAATGAAGAATAAAATAATAGCCGGGGTTATAGCCATACTATTTATACCTGTAATGACTGCTGTATGTTGGGTTCTTCTCCATACCTTATTGGTCGATATTGTATTTGCACTTGCAGCAATCGTATTTGCAATTGTTTGCATATACAAGTCGGCTATTATATTACTTGATGAATATTCAGAAAAGCACAAACAGCCATGAGATCAACCGAAAAGAAACTAAGAGATAGGCACGCCCGTCTGCCCGAGCAATACAAAAAAGTTGACACAAGCGTAAACGGAGATGCGGAAGAACTTATAGAGAAGCGCAAACAGTACGAAAAGAACTTGTTTCCTCTGCGTCTAAGCCACACTACCGTTATCTACGTAACAAAGGATAAGCAAAACGAAGCGTATGCAGCAGTGGCGCGTAAACGAATGGGAATAGCCGAACCGAGGAAAGTATTCGTTGATCCTCTCTCACAGGAGAACATTACAAAGATGTACAAGGAGGACGGCATATCTCCCCGTAGAATGGCCGAAATATTGAATGTAAGCGTCAGGACGGTGTATCTAAGATTGGCCCAGTACGGACTTACAAAGGTGAAATGCAGATAATTAAAACTTGTAATTATGAAAGATATTAAAATAAAATACAGTTTTTCTGATATAGAGTTTAAGCCTTACTTTACAGAGGAAGAGGTAAATTTTATCAAAAAAGTAAGATTGACGAGTGATGCTGATAAGTACATGTAAGGAGTGGTTGAGTTTGAGAATGGTTATGGCATCAGCGTGCTTTTAGGAGGGCGGCCGTTTCAGTCAAACGGGAAAGACACATACGAGGTGGCCGTTACCTATGACGGTCACATAATCAACCGAGATGACGAGCAATGGGTAGAATGCTTTTTGAACCGCGATGAAGTTGAGAAGCTGATGAACAATGTTGCCGGGCTTAACCCTATTGTCGTTGATTCGTTCGACAAAGGCGATTACTTGGTGTATAATTTTGATAAATATCATACATATATAGTCAGTCCGGGAAGAGAAAACATTAGATTGTTTGGTTCTTTTTACGAAACAAGAAAAGCCACCTACGAAGAAAGAGAGAGGATATTCGAGAGATTGAGAAAATCATTAATATTGTTTAAACAAAAGCATGGAAAATAATACATTAGATCAAGACCTTTATACCTATGCAATGAAAGAAGCGCTAAAGGTGGAGTTCTTGGAAAACAACGAAGAGATTAAACTATATGCCGCCTCGCTGTATAATGCGATGGTATGGGGTAGAAAAGTAAAATAACAAAAGGAGAACCAAGCGCGCGACCACTCAATCCTCCCATACACGATTATAATGCAAATATACTATTTACTTTTAAAATAATCGTGTTATGGTAAAAGAATTTTCTGCAATATCGGAACTTAAATATATTAGAGATCAGAAATCAAGACTTTCAGAAAGAGAGCAAGAATTAATCAAGCCTATTTTATCAGATTTAGATATTATCCCTATGATATTCCAATGGTACTGTGAAATTGTAGGAAATTGTGGATTACCCGAAAGAAGAGCTGGTACATGCTTTCGGCAAAAGTTCGTTTTTATTATTTTATTTCTTTATTCCCCCAGTACATTGGCTGGTGGTAAAATAGCAAAAGGTATTCGTGATATACTGGCTGATATATTAGGATTTAAGTCTCCGACTGGAATTTCAAACCTTTACGTTAATGTCACGTTTAACTATAATAATTATAAGGATTATCGCGCGGATATAGATTATCTTTACACCGAAATCGTAAATCGGTTGAAATTCAAAGGGCTAATCAATTGATAGAACGGGTATTATTATTCCCGTTCTATTTTTTCCCTTATGCAATTATTGATAAATTCACTCCGATTTTTTTTTGAATTGACATATTCTATTAAATCAGGTTCTATACGCAGTGATATTATCTGTTTCGGGTTATCTGATTTAGGTCTTCCTGCTCCTTTTCTTTTCCCACCTGATTTATTTTTTATTCCTACCATATATTTGATTGTATTTAGATGTAAATTCTCCTAACGATTTAAAAGCATCAGCAAGCTGCTTTAAATTACAGTCATCCTGTATCTCTATTGTGAATTTAGGAAATTTATTCCTGATAAGCAGCAACCTGTCATTTTCATCATCTTCTCTAAATTCGAACGTTGGCACAGGAAAGGCTATTGAATACCAATGGGAAAACATGTAATCTCCCATTTCGGCCATTATAGACGCGATCTTATTTGCACAATCAGGATCGCCTATAAACTTGCTGTCCTCAAGCACAGAAATTCGTTGAGTATCATTGTAATCGTGTTCTTCAAACTTGCATACAATCAAATTCTCCGTATCAGTCAAGACCCACCAGCCCGGCAGGTCTTTGCTCTTCTCTAATTTAAATCTGTTCATTGGTTATATTATTGTTACGAACGCTTCATCTATATAATCATATCCTCTATGCTTCATTGTGGCGTTTTCGTTAGCTCTGCACCACTTATGAAGCAAAACATTCATGTCATTGTTTATCTCTAATGCAAATTTACACTCCTTGCTTTGTTTAAATGGAAATTCCGCATAACCGGATAATAGCATAAATTCATCAGGACTTATTTCTGTGGAAAACCATACTGTTTTACCGGATACTGAAGCCGAACGCAACAAATGAAATTTCTTTCCGAACATTTCAACATCCATGCCATCAGGGTTTTCTGCAATAACTTTTTCTGCAATTTCTGCACGCAATTTAAGGCTTGTGCCTGCATATCCAATATGTGACGTGGCTTTAGGGCAGTCGATGTACTTAGGGTTGGATAAGTCTCTACGGATGTTTCTCGTACCGTTGATTAAAGATGTGATTTGAGTTTTCATAATGTAAACAGTTTATACGTGTGTCTCACGTCTGTACAACAGATATTTGTTTTTCTATATTGCAAAGATATATGTAATATTTGTAATACGCAAATCATATTTTAATAATTAAATAATATTTGTATTACAATAATCAAATGTTAAAGTTGAGTTAAATATAATATTTGTAATACATATTTCAAATAAACAATATACATTTGCATCATCAGAAACGAAGTAATAGCAATTAAAAGATATACGATTATGGTAACATCAGTAATTAAACAAAGAACAATAGAGAAGTTCATCATGTCAGAGTTTGTACAAGGCAATTTGAACACAAAAGAACAAGTTAGCTGTATGCTCATTTTGATTCAAAAGAAGCTGGGTATGTCAGTAGAGCAAGCAAGTGACTTTATGAGAAACGCAATCGGTATTAACGCTTAAACACCATACGATGAAAGTATCAAACGAACAATATCAATACGAAGTCGAAAGTGTCCATATAAGCCATATTTGCGTAGGCGATACGATACTGCACACAGATGAGCAAGTAAGAACCGTATGTCATAATGATATAACAATAGATTCTTTTATGGGCCGCTCTCTGTTCGGTGATACTTATAATTTAGGTACGATACCAGTAAAAAGGATAAGATTTGTATTGAATGATAAATAAATATTGACTATGAAGATATATGATTCAAATGGCTTGTTGGTAGCAGAAGGCTACTTTGTGCCCAATCCTAATTTTATCCCCAAAGGTGAATACAAAGAAACTGAACTGGACAGATACAAACGCAGCGTTGATTTTTTGATAACATCTTGTAGTAATAGGTATGAAATCATCTTTAACAAGCCTATTGTCCTCAAAGAAACGCGCTCAATCAAGCGTATTGGCGGCAATAAACAGTACGCATATCTTGTTACAGAAAGAGCCTTAGAGGGTCTGAAAAAGCAATATACACATGCTTGTGATTTTTGAACATCTAAATGAAATAGCTTATGAACTCAATAAACAAAAACGGTTGCAGCGTATGCCAACCCGGTAAAGAGAATTACACTACCTATACAACGAAGTTGAAAGGTAAGAGAGTGAGAATGTATCAGTACGACTACCGTACTGAAAGCGGTGAACTATTTTCTTGTTGTGCGCCTACCTTAGAGGCGTGCAGAGAGAAAAGAGATACCTATCTGAAAAAGATTTTGTGACTTAAAACTAATTGTCACAGATAGAACTTGTATATATTTCGTTATCTTTGGTTGTGGTAGTACCTTTGGGGTGCTATCGCGGGTTAGAGCAGTGGTCAGCTCGTCACTTTGACTTGGTGAAGGTCAGCGGTTCGAATCCGTTACCCGCAACTATGATTATTAATTTAAAATTTACACGATTATGAACATTCTTACATTAAGCATCAAACAGAAGTATTTCGATGAAATCTTAGCAGGCAAGAAAACTCACGAATACCGCGAAATCAGACCGACAAACGCTAAGAAATATATCACTTATATTTGTGGCGGCAAAGAATATCCGGCTGATGCAGAACTGCCTGAAGAAGGTGAAATAGAATTGAAGCCTATCAAGTACGATGCAATCAAGCTTCTGACAGGTGCATATACGGGTAAACGTCCTTATATTATTGTTGAAGTGAAAGCAGCAGAAGCAGTTATTCTCACAGATGAAAACGGTAATTATATTGTTTACGAACATCAAGGCGAAGAGTATCTCGCAGCCCAAATGGATTATACATTAGGTAAGATATTAGAAAAACATCTTTGATTGTTTAATTTAAATTTTATTGCTGAGTCGCAAGAAGAGTAAACAGAGTAGCTGGCCCCCGCAGAAATATGAACGGTGCCGGTGCAGGCGGTAGATTAGTCGCCAATCGTAGGGGTACAGCAAGTGCCACACAGTTAGGATCACGCAGACAGCGTTACAGTGATCTTCGTATTTCATTTGGATTGTCAGGTGGTTAGCTATGAATAAAGTAGAGCAAGCGAACCGGTATATAGACCTCATTCGGGTAAAATCGAATGAGGCTTTGCTGTTTTTATCACTTGGAAAAGATTCGCTTGTTCTACTTGATTTAATCTATCCGAAGTTTGACCGGATTGTTTGTGTGTTCATGTACTTCGTCAAAGACTTGGAGCACATAAACCGCTGGATAAACTGGACTAAAGCCAAATATCCGAAGATAGAGTTTGTGCAAGTACCACATTGGAATCTCACTTACATCCTCCGTGGTGGTATGTATTGTGTGCCTAATCCGAAAGTGAAACTGTTGAAGCTGGCTGATGTGGTAAAGGCTATGCAGCTTACTCACAGAGTTTATTACACGTTCTTAGGCATGAAAAAGGCTGATGGTATGAACCGCAGGCTTATGCTGAAAGGGTATGAGGTAAACGGTTACGAGAATAACGGTATAGTTTATCCTTTGGCTGATTGGACACAAAAGGATATCCTTGCTTACATGAAGCAGCACAACTTACCCGAACCAGTTAGATATTCATTGAAAGCCAGTTCGGGTATCGGTTTCAATCTTGATTGTATGCTTTGGATGGAGAAGAACTATCCGCAAGATTTACAGAGAATTTACAGAGTTTTCCCAATGGCTGAAAGAGTGCTTTGGGAATATCATAATCAACAAAAATAATAGGAGGGTAGCTGAGTTAGAAGTAGAAATCGTAGGAATAGAGAACAGACGGAAGCGCAGTATGCAAGAGTAAGAACTTTGCTTGCACAGAGAACACCTAATCCGTCAGTTGGATTGAGTAGCCTTTCAAATATGGGGGGGCGGAATGGTAGAATAGCGAACTTGTATGCGCGTGCCACAAGAGGATATACCAACCGTATAATGGCTTCACGTGCGCAAGGGTTAAGCAATGGCTAACATGGAACTATCAAAGTACATAAAGAGCCAGTCGGTGGAGCTTAACCGCTCCGCCATTCACTTGGCATCTTATAATCCTCGAAAGTTGTCCGAAGAATCACGCAAGACATTGAAGCGTGGCATCAAGAAATTCGGATTAGTCGGTGGAATTGTCGTGAACAAGCGAACCGGGTTGACCGTAGTCAGCGGGCATCAGCGTTTGTCTGTCATGGATGAATTGCAAAAGTTTCCCGATAACGACTACCGCATTCGAGTCGACGTAATTGACGTGGAAGAAAAGCAGGAGAAGGAACTAAATATTCTAATGAATAACCCAAACGCACAAGGTACCTGGGATTTTGATGCTCTTGCCCGAATTGTTCCCGATATTGATTGGAAAGACGCCGGTTTAACGGATGCCGATTTGAACATGATAGGTGTCGATTACCTGTTACAGACCGAAGAAGAAAGCTCTATCGCAGACGCTCTGTCTGATATGATGGCACCAGTAACCGAGCAGAAAGAAGCTGATAAAGCTGCCAGGCAGTTAGAACGCGCCGAGAAGGTTGCCCATATGAAGGAGGTCAAGCAACAAGTAAAGGAGAACGCACAGAAGACAGCCGAAGATATGGATGCCTATGTGATGTTGTCCTTTGACACCTATGAAGCTAAAGCCGCTTTCTGTGAACGGTTCGGATATGACCCCGATATGAAGTTCATAAAGGGAGAAGTATTTGATGAACAAATTGAAAGAATTGATTAACATCTTAAAATTTAGGAGGACAGTTGAGTCAGAAGAAGACAAAGGAGCTATATGGATATTGTAAGAACCGCTAATCGACTTACAAGAACTTACGGGCAAAATAATCGAGATAGAATTATGAGAGCTGCTAAAAATGCAGAACGGAATCTTTCACGTAATTTGAAAATTTCACAAGCAGCATTGTCTCTCTTTATCAATAGGAAAAAAATAGGAGCAACAGTAAGACTTGCTAACGCAAACGGATAATATTATGTCAAAGAGTGAATCTCAAAATAAAAAAGGTAAAGGAGGAAGAAAGCCTAAGTTTGACTATACAAGCGAGGACTTTCTTTCTCTCGTAGAATCGTATGCCAAAAAGGGATTCACTGACAAGGAAATAGCCTACGCCATAGGGATTCTGCCGCAAACTTTCTGCGAAAAGAAAAGCGAGTACGCCGAAATATCCGAAGTCTTAGCGCGTGGGCGCGCGACCATCAATGCAACGGTAAGGGCTAAGTTCCTTGCTATGGCTCTTGGTGGAATTAAAACGAAAAGCACCGTAGTAAGAAAGCTCCGTGACACAGAAGGCAATTTGACCGGTGAGGAAGAATTGCAAGTAAATGAGAGTGAACTGGCTCCTAATTTGCAAGCAATGTCCGTTTGGCTGTACCACCACGATGCAGAGTGGCGCAAGATTGAGCGGAAAATGGATGAGGAGGCGGATGATGTACGCTCTGACAAAGGCATTGATATTGATAAATGGATTAAAGATAACGAGGAATGATAATACCGCAGCCTATATATTACCCACTTTATAAGAATAAGGATAAATTTGTTATCCTTATTACCGGTGGTCGTGGTTCAGGTAAATCCTTTAATGCGTCCACGTTTGTTGAGAGGCTTACATTTGCACGCGGAAAAGAGCCGTATCAAAATGTAGTGCATAAAATCTTATACGCTCGTTACACAATGGCTTCCGCTCATATTTCTATTATACCTGAGTTCTTGGAGAAGATAGAATTGGACGGAACGTCTAAATACTTTAAGACTACAAAGACCGATGTCTTGAACAAGCGTACAAATTCAAGAATAATGTTCCGAGGTATCAAAACATCTTCCGGTAATCAGACTGCTAAATTAAAATCTATTCACGGTATAACAGTTTTTGTATGTGATGAAGCCGAAGAATGGGTAAGCGAAGAAGATTACGAAAAGATAGTCCTTTCCATCCGTCAGGTTGGTATAGATAATCTCGTCATAATAATAATGAACCCGGCAGACTCCAATCATTTTATATACAAAAAGTATATAGAGAAAACGCACAAGCTGGTAGAGATAGACGGTGTTCCTGTTCAGATTTCAACTCACCCGAATGTACTGCATATCCATACTACTTACTTAGACAATAAAGAAAACCTTTCTCCCGAGTTCCTGAAAGAGGTGCTGGATATGAAAGAGAACAACCCTGAGAAGTATGCTCATACCGTTATAGGCAGGTGGGCGGATGTTGCAGAGGGTGCTGTGTTCAAGAAGTGGGGCATCGTTGACGAGTTCCCCGAGGAATGTAAGAAAATTGGTATCGGATTGGACTTTGGTTTCACTAACGACCCGACGGCTGCTATCCGATGTGGAGTTATTGACAACAGATTATATCTTGACGAGATAGACTACCGCACAGGATTACTTTCCTCTGATATTATCAAATCTGTGCGTCCCTGGGGATTGAAAGTCATTGCCGACAGCGCAGACCCTCGCACAATACAAGAAATCCACAATGGGGGTGTGAGGATTTATGCGGTGCAGAAAGGCGCAGGCTCTATTGTCGCTGGAATAGACAAGATGAAAGAGTATGAGATGTTCATCACAAGGCGCTCGTACAATCTGCAACGAGAGTGGCGTAATTACGTGTGGGCAAAGGATAAGGACGGAAATTATATCAACGAACCCGAAGACCACGACAACCACGGAGTAGATGCCGCACGCTACTGGGTATTGGGTGAGTTGCTTGGCAAGATACAGAAGCCGAAAGATTTAACAGGAATATTCACACATTAAAAATATAAGCAGAGTCAGAACATTAGAAGAAATACTTGCACTTCCCGATATAGGGCAGAAGATAGCCTACTTGAAGAAAGGTAGAAAGACCGAACTTCCTGACCGTTGTAAATTGTGGGAAGACTGGAATCCTAAATGCCATGAAATCATGGTGGATAAAGAGAAGTACCCGGACAGAAAGGTTCTTGAGAAGGAAGCAAAGAAACACTTTGATGAAAAGACTGGTAAAACTTATGAAATCGAAGCAAAGTATAAGACCGAACCAGTGAACCGTATCTCTATTCCATTGGAACAGGATATAGTAAACATCCAAACAGCCTTCACAGTCGGAATTGAACCGTCAATGGATTGCACTCCTGCTAATGACGAAGAAAAAAAGCTGCTGGATGCTGTTAAGGCTGTATTTAAATCAAATAAAACTAAATATCAGAACAAGAAAATTGTTCGATCTTGGCTTTCCGAGCAGGAAGTGGCTGAATATTGGTATGTGACTGATGATGATTCGTTTTGGATTAAATTCTGGAATAAAGTTAAGACTACCTTTGGAGGTAAGGTAAAGCCTACCAAGAAACTGAAAAGCGTATTATGGTCTCCGTTTAGAGGTGATAAGCTCTATCCATTTTTTAATGACGAGGGGGATTTGATAGCTTTCTCTCGAGAATATAAGAAAAAACTTATGGACGATTCTGAAATTACCTGCTTCATGACTATTACCGACAAAATGGTTTATCAATGGGATTTGTCTAAAGGCTACGAGGAAAGACCAACCTTTGCACATGGATTTAAGAAGCTGCCTGTTATATATGCTTACCGTCCTGAACCTTATTGTGATAAGATTAAGACCTTCCGGGTTCGGTTGGAGAAGCTATTATCCAACTATGCCGATTGCATAGACTACCATTTTTTCCCATTGCTTAAATTAGTCGGGGACGTAGAGGGTTTTGTCGGGAAGAATAAAGATAAAATCGTAAAACTCACAGGGGAAGGCGCGGATGCTCAATATCTTACGTGGAACCAAGTTCCGGAAACTGTAAAATTTGAAGCTGAAACTTTGACGAATAACGCTTACGATATGTCAAACACTCCAAGAATATCTTTCGAAACTCTGAAAGGCGTTGGCAAGGCTTCCGGTACAGCTTTTCGTTTTATGTTTATGGGAGCACACATGGCAGTTTCCAATCATGCAGAAGTAATAGGCGATTTCTTGCAACGAAGAGTGAATTTCCTTGTTACCGCTTTAGGCGCTATTAATCCATCCGAGTTCAGTAAGGCATCACAGACTATTGATATAGAAACGGAAGTTGTTCCATTTATGATTGATGATTTGAATGATAAGGTGACTACTGCTGTTTCTGCTGTCAGAGGTGGCATCTGGTCTATGCGTGAGGGTATTATGTTTGCGGGTAACTCTGATCGAGTGGAAGAGGAACTTGCGGAAATAAAGGAAGAGCAGGTGATACAAAATGAAAATATGAAAAATAGAACAGAAATTTGACCCTTAGTCAGAAAAAATACGGGGGTTATAATTTTAGTACAAGAAAAATAGGATATATAGCAGCGGCTCAAATAGCTTACGCTATATGTTCTATTATAGCATCAATCTACTGCTTCATATCGCTTACGGATACTTTTTACATCATATTTGTGACAATTGCTCTGATGTCACAGATGAAAGTCTTAAATGTTTACTAATCAACTGTATTAGCGGTATTTTTACTTTCGAAAAGTAAATTCTAAATTTAATAATTCATACGGTATGAAAGGAAAAATTTTAGTAGCACTAAAAACGAAGTATAAAACCTTTGGGTTTGGTGACAAGGCGTTTGACGGGGTGGCCGACTACTTATCAAAAACCGTTACAGAAGAAAGTCAAATAGAAACCGCTATTAGTGGGGTCGAAGGACTTTTAAAAGCTTTTCAAGGAGACATTGACACTGTTAGAAACGAAAAATCGGGTCTGCAAAAGCAATTGGACGAATTGAAAACGAAAATCGAGAATCCTAACCCAAATCCAAAGCCGGAAGAAAAGAAAGATGATGTGCCTGCATGGGCACAAGCCTTGATTGATTCCAATAAGAGCCTTTTGACAGAGGTTTCCACCTTGAAGCAAGAAAAGCTGCAAGCTACCCGTCAAGAGCAGATTATGGCAAAGGCTAAGGAGTATGGTATTCCCAAAAACTACGCCAAACGATGTGCCATTAAGGACGATGAGGACTTGGATGTTTATTTCAAGGACTTGAAACAGGAGTTCGCAAATGACGGATTCGAAGGCGTAACCCCTCCCGAATCAGCAGAAACGAAGATTGAGAAAGAAAACGAATCTATCGCCAGTATGATTAATGAGGGCACAAAAACTATTGTTGAATCTAAAAATTAAAATTTATGGCAGCAGGTACTAAGTATAACTTGACCCCGGAGTACAAACCGGAAGAGTTTTATCGTGTGGATACGGGTGTCAGAAAGAGTGGGCCTTGGAAGTTGGATATTGCCAATCTTGTTGTAGGCTCTGTTCTTCCTGTATTTACGCCCGTACAAGCGGACTTAAAGAAACGTACTATCGTTCCTGTCCGTAATATGAAAGTGGTTGAAGCGTACACAACAGGTGAATCCGCTTTGTCTATTAAAATCGCAAAAGGGTCTTTGGCTTACATCGGAATGTTTGTAGGTAGTGGCAAGAAAGGCGCAGAAGTAACCGCTATTGATAAGTCTAACGCCAATTATGATGTTTTGACTATCAAGGCCGCTTTTGGCGAGAATATCGCTAAAGATGCGATTTTGTTTGAGGCTACTGCGGTTGCTGGAACAGCAAAGAAGAATACAGCAAACTTTGTCCTTTTCGATGAAAAGAAAGTAGAGGATGATGGCCCAGTTCTTTGCACGCTTCTAATGCAGGCGTATGAGATTAAAGAGCCTAAACTCCCTATGCCTATTCATGAATTGGATAAAGAGGGGCTTACTGACCGTTTCCAATTCGAGTATTAATCTTAAAAAAGTAGAGTTATGAATTTGACTATACAAACTTTGTTTACAGATCCTCAAATTGTAAATGCGGTTATTGATCGTGTTTTACAAACGAGATTGGATAGAATATATTGGCAGCAATATGGTTCATTCCTTGAAACTAAAACTCGTGTATTCAAGACGTATCTTGGTACAGTTACAGGAGTGATGGCAGGCTCTATCATTGGCAAGAACGATCAGAAATCTATTCGTGAAAGACGGTCGCTTGGAAGCGGTTATACTGAGATTGCTTATTTGGGAGACCGTTATCAGATGGATATTGAACGGCTGTCCCAATTGCAGGACATCCTTGACAAGTTCAATGCTGCCAATACTGCCGATCAGCGTACTATCTTGAATGAAATTATAGATTTCATATTTGATGATTATCGTCAAATCCTGCTTGCTCCTCACAAGCGTATGGATATTGTCGTTGGTGAGTTATTAATGACTGGTAAGGTAAAAGTTCATTTGGCAGACAACAAAGAAAACATTGAACTTCTTGATATTGATTTGCCGTTCCATTTTATCACTCCGGAAGCATCTGAAAAGGATAAGTTCATCTCTTATCTTAAAGAGCAAATTGAAGCTTTGAAAGTTAAATATGGGGTTTTCTCAAAGATGATTATGTCTCGTAGCACTTTCAATAAAAATATTGTCGGCAACAAGGAGTTCGGCCAAACCTTCAAGATGATTCTTGGAAGTAACCAATTCTATGTTGGCGGTGGCTTAATTACGTCTCAAATGGCGTCAAGTGTATTTACAGGTATTGGGCTTCCGGCAATTGAGATCAAGGAGGATTACGTAGAAAATCAGAACGGAGAAAACGTACAGGTTTACTCTGATGATCGTATTACCTTATTACAAAATGATAACGTAATGCGTATGCGCCATCACAGGCCTTACGTAATGACCGATCCTGTTCCAGGACGCACATATAGCCAAGCCGAAGGCCAGATGTCCATATGTAACTATCGTGATGAGGAAGGTAGATATATGGAGTACACCGCTGAATGGATTCCTGAGTTTATCGCTCCGAATAAGATTGTGAATTTCGACCTTTCAAAAATGAACGCATGACGGTAAACGAATACATATCACAGAAGTTTCAGTCTTTCAGCATTCAGTTGTCGGAGGCTGATCTTCTGGATATGTGTCTGAACTCGAAGATAAGCGGAGAGGATGAAATGAACAATGATTGCTACGATCGTGTCTCTGTTGCGATTGCGAAGTTCATACCCTCTCTTTTGCTTCGTGCTACTTCAATCAGTGAAAGCGGTTTTTCGATGTCTTGGGACATTAAAGGAATTAAGGACTACTATTCATTTCTGTGCAAACAGTATGGATTGACTGATGAATTAACGGATAAACCTAAAGTGACATTCTTATGATATTCGCTCCACACATATTGCAGGTTAAGGTTATCACCCCGATGGATAAGGATGAGTTCGGAAGATCTATTCCTGGAACCGGTGGTGAAAGCTGGCAGGATGTATGTAAATGCCGTTGTGATGATGTGAGCGCGGAAAAGAAAGTATCTGTCAATGGTCTTCTGTATGATTTCAAGTACAAGGTAGTCTTTGATAAACCGTCAAAGGTTGAAGCAGGAGCAGAAGTTCGTTGCTTAAATTTTGACGGAAGCATAAGGGGTGAAGGTGTTGTTAAAAGTCCTTTGGAGACTAACTATTTCCCATACAGAGTGATATGGTTGGAGTAGATTTTGATTTTTCGGATATAGACGAGTTCTTCAATGAGGGAGAATCGGAAGTTCTTTCAGGTATGGAAGAAGAAGGAGAGGCTTTTGTTGAAGATGCTAAGAAAACCGGAAGTTATACAGACCGAACAGGGCATTTGAGAGCATCAAACGGATATGAGGTTGACAGGTCGGGCTTAACGTTGAAAAATGAAGCTGAATATGCGTCATTCGTGGAGTCTAAAGGCTTTGAAGTTGCAGGAAGTGCAGCGATAAGGACAGAAAAAAGATTGAAAGATAGATTTGAACGATGATAGTAACTACTGACATAGGAAACATTCTCTACCGGGATTGCAAGGCTTTCGGGATAGGGGAGATTTATCAAAAAGGTAATATTCCACTTATTCCTGATGATACTGATTACCGGATGAAAACGGAACGAATTGTTATCCGGCCCAAAAGCCAGTCTCCTGATACTTATTGGAAGAAAGGTTTTGTAGAAGTAAACTTGTGCGTTCCTGATGTTGGTATAGGTATCGCGAATCTTATCCGAATAGCAGAACTTGAACAGCAATCTGTTGAAATATTAGGAGATGTTGTAAATTCCTATAACGGTATTCCTTATCAGTATTCTATCGAATCAATCAGTACAGAAGCGGACACAGCTTTGAAGTGTCATTATGTGAATGTAAGGATTTTATTTGAAGTATTAAATGTAAACTAATATGGCTAAGAAACAGTATATCGGAATTAAGCGTATATGGTACGCTGATGTGATTAATGCGGCTGTAACTGCTGCATCTATTAAGGCATTGATCGCTGCAAGCGGTGGTGCAAAAGAAGTGCTAAATTCTCACCAAGATACGTGGGGATATGAAGAGTCAGACCCGGAAACAACGGAATATGTCAATGAATTGACAGGGCAAACCTACTATATTGACAAGACTAAAAACAGTATCCCCACCATTTCTTTCACAATGGGTGAATACTCATATATGGAAAAAGCCGACTTGCAAGGTGGTGAAGCTATTACTGCAACAGGAACAAAGGCTTCTTCGGAAGATAATGCTGTGGGATGGAAACGCCCGGAATCAACCAATGTAATTGAGAAGGCTATTATTGCTCAAACAAAGACTGGCAACTATGTTGTTTTGACAAAAGCAAATATTGTTGCTAAGGGCAACTTTGTGGAAAAGAATATTGGTCTCGGAGTTACCGCTGTCGCATTGGAAAATAAGGGTATTGGATCTGAATTTTGGTTTGACCAGTCCGCGGTAGAAGGAGTTCAGGAGACATCTATGAAGTAAATGTAAAAACAGTTTATTTAGGATGGCGGTGGGTGGTTGCTCACCGCCTTTTTTAAATCAAGTAATATGAATAAAGCTGCAAATATAGTTGGGAGTTCCATTATAGGAACAGATTTTAAAACGGTAGTAATAAAAGGAAAGGCCTACACTATTTATCCTCCTACCATAAAAAAAATAGCAGGAGCGAGTTGTTATTTATCAAAAATAGAGGAGGGAAATACTTTAAAGGATATGTTTATAAATCTTGGTAATTTAGAAGCGGTTTCTTATGCTTTATCGTGGTTTATACAAGGCGATGACTCTCTATCTAAAGAGTTATCTAATGGTAGTATTGATGAACTTGCAGACGCTTTAGAAATGGCTTACTCTCTAATATCTGCTGAACATTTTTTCAAGCTGTCAGCTTTAGCGAGGAATGTAGCCCTGTTGACAGCAAAACAGAAGTAGCAGGAAATAACTGCTTGCTCGGACAAATTGTGTCATTCATGGATAATTTAAACCTATCTTATGATGAGGTGGTTAATATCATTCCATATCGCAATTTGGTTATTATGCAGAAAGACAAACTTCATGTGGTTTATGGTACTGTAAGGGAAGAAGTGACAGAAGAAGAATATTTTAGAGCGAAAGGTAAGAATAAGCTAAAATAAAAGAAAGCCCCAAACCTAAAGGAGAGGGGCTGATATTCTATTTTAAATTTATCTCTTTTTTATAAGCAATAAATGCTTCAGCTGATGTTAGATGTAAAGGAACTTTAAACCCCGTCATTTCCATTAGTTTTATGTAATTGGGAATTTCTTCATTAGCTATCTGTATAAATGAATCTTTACTATAAGTTTCCATTTTTATATTAAGTAATCTGGATACCATCTCTTCTTTTAAGGTCTTAAATGCCATTTCTTTATCTCCAATTAACATATAATATTCATAAGTGTGTTCTTTAATTTTTTTATTTATTAATGAAATATTATTTGTCATACCCCATATCTTAAAGAAGAGGATTATTTGAAGCACTCCAAATACAATGATAATGATAGATACGATTTGTCCCATATTTGTGTTTTTTATAGTTAATATTTGCACAAATATAGTCTAAAGTTTCAAATAATCAATTATTCCACCTTTATTTTTATGTTTTTTCCACAGTGAGGGCAAGTAAGGGAAAGATCGTCTTTCTTTGGTTGTACTTCTTCTGGGCTGGCGAATAGTTGCCACATTGGAACGTTTAGGGCGGTGGCAATCTTTTCAAGGGTTGGATATGAGGGCTTTCCATTCACTATTTGGGCAAGTCCAACTCTTGACATACCTAACAAATCTGCGAACTCCTGTTGGGTATATCCTTTTTCTTTGATGACTTCTTTTATTCTATGTTCCATAATCGTGTATTTAAATATAATGCAAATATACATCATAAAACCATGTGTATAGTAAATGCTTTACTAATTAATGTTAATGATTAGTATATTCTTTACCTATTTTATTGCAAATGTAAACTATATACTTTACATTTGCATCATCAAAGTTAAACCAATAAATAAAAGATATGAAACGCTACAATTTAAGTAAGATAATGAGAGAAGCCCACACGATCAAGAAGTACATGAAGTTGTATTCTCTTACTCATGGTGTAAAGACTTGGGCAGACTGTTTAAAGCTTGCTTGGGCTAACGAAAAGAAGCTCGTAGCTAATGAAGAAGAACGAAAAGCAGAAATAGAAGCCATGAAAGCGGCTTTAGCCCAACCAGCAAAACGTAGTTCTTATGATGATTTGTCAATACCCAAATCAGCATATTACAATCCATATAGCTACGGGCGTTTCGGCGCTCATTATGTGGGTGATTAAAAAATTATAAACACTAAAATATTACAGTATGAAAAATTTTTATTTATCAAGAAAGCAATGCAAGCAAGTAACAAGAATGGCAAACGAGTTCCAAAGTTACCTACCATTTGAAGAAAGTACGTTCGGTGCGTTTATAAATGATTTACACTCATTTATTAGAGCTATGGTTGAACAAAAAGTACTGTCAGTCAGACAAGCAATTATTAGGATGTACAAGACAAGCCTTCATAATATGATTGACAAGTATTATCCTAACGGATACAAGGCTAATAAGGTGGTACGCTACAATTATAGATGTTTCGCCGTTACACGTCTTATTAACCCAGAATACGGCTTTACCCCACTTGAACAAGTTGTTGCAATGAAAATGATTAGGGCGTTTCGTGACTTTGCCCGGTCAGAGTTCAAGAATGAGGAAGAGTATATAAACAGGCTGGATAAGGCGGCTGCTATATTAAGATAAATTTATTGCCATGAACCTTTGTATAAGACCACCTCCTGTATTTTGTGACATCAGAATGCTTGTCACAATCCCGATAGGGGAAAATTACTTCTTTACACGATTATACAATAAGTTTGTAATGGATTTACGACAATAAGCCGATTGTCGTGCCTATGCGCGACACTTTTTAGGTCATGCAGTCGGTTAGTAGTAAATTTACAAACAAAAAGTAACACAGCTATCCTAACAGCTGAAAAATATAAACCCCGCCATCGGATGAAGTTAGGAGCGTCCTTTGGTGGGGTCTAATTTTTAAAACTGTGTAAAAGTATGAATAATATTCAGATTTTCCAAAATGAGCAGTTCGGAAAAGTAAGAATTGCAATGAATGAGAGTGGTGAACCTTTGTTTTGTTTGGCAGATGTGTGCAGTGTTATAGGCATTGCTAACGCAAGAAATGTGAAGTCACGACTGGATTTAGAGGATGTCCGCCAAATGGACACCCTTACAGAAGGTGGGAAACAACAAGTTACATTTATAACCGAAAGCGGTTTATATGATGTGATAATTCGCAGTGACAGCGAAAAAGCAAAGCCTTTTCGTAAATGGGTGACAAGCGAAATTTTGCCTTCAATTCGCAAACATGGTGCATACATGACCAACGAAACTCTTGAAAAGGCTTTGACTTCGCCTGATTTTCTAATTCAGCTTGCAACTAATCTAAAAGAAGAAAAGCAGAAGCGTATCGAAGCCGAACAGAAGATACAAAAAGATGCACCAAAAGTTCTCTTTGCCGATGCTGTTTCAACTTCTCAACGTTCTTGCTTGGTTGCTGAATTGGCAAAGATACTGCAACAAAATGGAGTGAATATCGGCCAGAACCGTTTGTTTAACTGGATGCGCGAGAATGGTTATCTTTGCCAAAAGGGTGACTACTACAATCAGCCAACGCAAAAGGCTATGAAATTAGGACTTTTTGAATTGAAGAAAACTTCAATCACTAAACCGGATGGCTCTGTATTAGTTACTACTACCACCAAAGTGACTGGTAAGGGTCAAATTTACTTTGTAGAGAAGTTTTTGGGTAAAGATGCAGCTTAAAAATAGTCAGCGCACCTCATTAGGTTGGGGTGCGTTGTTTATATATTATGAAGATAAAAGGGGATATTTCAGGATTGAAAGAATTTGAAGAGCAGATAGAAGATGCTTTCTTCTCCAAACTCATAGAAATAGGGAAAGATGCTATTCGTGTGGCTTACAATGCAAATGGAACTGGTAATTTAAAAGAATATCAGAATCATACTTTCAATTTGCGTAATGCTCCTGGTTTCTGTGTTGTCCGTAATGGGAAAATTATAGCGTTGGAAGTGTATGGTGAAGGAGTACATTCAGAAGCAGTAGAAAAGACGAAAAGCTATCTCATATATGCCAACAAGGAGGATGGGTTGTATTTGGCTGATGGAATGGAATACGCAAGTTTCGTCCGATCCAAAGGATTTGATGTGCTTGATTCGGCGCAATTATATGCAGAAAGAATGATTAAAAAGAAAATATTTAATTGATATGGCGGGAATATTTGTAGAAATTGATAGCGACATTAGAAAGCTGCAAAAAATCAAAGCGGAAATAGAGAATGTGAAAAAGGCATTAAAGGGTGTTAATGTCAAAGTGGATATTGACATAGCAAAGGGAATGGAAGCTCAGCTAAAATCTTTGATGTCGCAATATGACGCATTGGTAAAGAAGATTTCAGAAGCAGAAGGAAAGATCATGCTTTCCACAAAACGAATAAATGATGCTTCTGATAAAATTTTAAAGGCTCAAGAACGGTTTTCAAAAGCTGCTGGTGTAGATACCCAATCGGGTGGTGGAAATGCTAATGCAGCAGCTAACAATGCGGAAACGGCAAGTATTCAAGCGCAAGCGAAAGCCTATGATGAATTGAAGGGTGAAATAGAATCGGTTATTGGTACTCGTTCCCAAAACATAAAACGGATGGTTCAAGAACAAAATGCCATTCGTTTAATTCAAGCGGAGATTAAACAGATAAACAAGACACAGGGGCAGTCTGCTGTATTATCAAGAAGTCAGCAACAAAGACTTGAGCAATTAAACAACTCTTTGTTAACCCATAAAACAGCGTTGGCAGAAGTAAGGCAAAGTTTAAATAGTAATGCCAAATTAGATAATGCTGCTACTACTTCCATGAATGGGCTTTCACAATCTTTGTCAAGAATGAGACAGACCTATCGTGAATTAACAGAAGAGGAACGAAGATCTCCATTTGGTAAGGAACTTCTTGCTTCTATAAATCAGGCTGATGCTAAGATAAGGCAACTTGATGCGTCTATTGGAAATCATCAAAGAAACATAGGAAATTATGCCAGTAGTTGGAACGGTTTAGATATTAGTATTCAACAAATAGGCAGAGAACTCCCTTCGTTGGCTTATGGTGCAAGAACTTTCTTTTCTGCAATATCTAATAATATTCCAATATTGGTAGATGAAATAAAACGGGCGAAAGTGCAGTATGACGAACTAAAGAATAGTGGTCAGAAAGCTGTTCCGGTGTGGAAACAGGTCGTTTCTTCTATATTTAGTTGGCAAACAGCCTTAACAGTTGGTATTACTCTTCTCACTTTATACGGTGATAAGGTTGTTGATTGGGTAGATGGATTATTCAGGGCAAAAGAAGCTTTGTCTAATAGTGAATTAGAAATTCAGTCTGTAAATAACGCAATGAAGGAAGGACAACAAAATGTACAAAACGAAATTAATAGACTTAACTTTTTGTATCGAGCCGCAATGGATGAAAATAGATCGAGAAATGAACGAAAGCAGGCTATAAATGAGTTAAGAAGGTTGTATCCAGATTATCTAAAAAATCTATCTGATGAAAGTATTATGGCAGGAAAAGCAAATGATACTTATATGAAATTAACTAAATCTATAATAGAAGCATCAATTGCAAAATCCAAGATGGCCGAAGTAGATAAACTTTCTACAAGAGCATTGGATTTATCAATGAAAGCAGCGGGTAAACTAATGGAAATACGAAAAGCAGAATCTGAAACAGACTATATAGACCCTTTTTCAGGAGAAATTATAAAATCTGCTGATAGAGTGGCCCATTTAAAAAAGGAATATGAAGGACTAACTAAGGAGCTACGTGATGTATATTCAGCGCAGATAGCTATAACTAAAGGTATTAAAGTCTCTGATGTTACAACAGATACAGGATTAGAAGTCAAAGACATAAACGCCTATACCGACCAACTGCACCGAATTTCCGAACTCCGAAGAAAAGGCAGTCGTGAGCGTATCCGATTAGAGGTAGACTTAGAGAATCAAGTGGAACAGGCTCGCATAGATGCCATGAAAGATGGATTCAACAAAGAACAAGCACAACGTGAACTTAATAACAAGAAGGAATTGCAAGCCATTGAAAGACAGAAGCAAGATTATATCAACAAAGTAGTAGATATTCAAAGGCAAATATTTGATGCAGAGGAAAAAGCCAAATCATCCAAAGATAAGAGCTATAAAATGCAAACTTTTGACGCTTCTTCTGTATCAGTTGATACGTCTGTATTTGATACTTTATACGAATATGTTTTAGAAAAACAAAAGCAGACCCCTATAAAGCAACAGGAGGAGGCGTGGAATGAATACTTGATAAAATACGGTACATTCCTACAAAAGAAAGAAGCCATAACAAAAGAGTATAACGACAAAATAGCCAAAGCTACTACCGAAGGTGATAAAAGGATGCTTCAAAAGGAAATGGCAGAAGCTATTCAAAACATTGATTTGTCTGAACTGAAAAAAGGAATGAATTGGGAACAAGTCTTTGGTAATCTTGACAAGGTTTCTACTGATACTTTGAAGAAGTTGAAAGCTAACCTTAAAGACTTTATATTATCTCAAAAGGATTTATCTCCTGAAAACCTTAAAGAACTGGTAGATGCTATCGAACGGATTGATGAGAAAGTTTCAGAACGTAATCCGTTTGAAGCCATGACTATTTCCTTTAAATCCCTTAAAAATGCCACTGATGCTCAACGTGAAGCGCAGGAAGCATATAACAAGGCTCTCAAAGAAGGTACGGATGAAGAAAAGAAAAATGCTAAGTCTACTCTCGAAAGTGCAAAGAACAATAAACAGAAAGCTTTGTCGGAAGCCACTACTGCCTTGCATAAAGGAGTTGAAGAGATAGGCCAATATGTGGATGCCGGTAATCAGGTTATCGGTATTATGGAAACGCTCGGTGTAAAGACCCCTGAATGGCTGGAAGGTACAATGTCGGGGTTTGGGGAAATGTTGAATGGCCTTGAAAGAATCGATCTAACAAAGCCTATGTCTATTGTTACCGGTGGTTTGCAGACTGTTAAGGGGGCGCTTACCTCCGTAATTTCTTTAGGAGGACTTATCCCTGGTTTTGGAGGTGCGGATTATTCCGGTTATGAGAAAATGAAAGCCCAATACGAACACCTTATAACTATTTGGGATGAACTCATAAATAAAAAAATGGAATACATTGATATTAACTATGGTACGGAAGCCATGAAAGCTGCGGAAGAAGCCGAGCAGCTTGTTAATATCCAAATAAGTAGACAGCGCCAATTGATTAAACAGCTTGCATCAAGTGGGGCAAGTATCGGGTCCCACTCATTGGGATATCGTATTGCAGAACGTCTTTCTCCGGAAGATTTTAAAAGGATATCGGATCTTGCAGGAGAAAAGATAACGGCGGAGTGGCAGCTTTGGGACTTATCTTCTGAAAAAATAGAAAAGATACTTACTGATGAAAAGCTCGTTTCTGTTTTAGACACTGTTAATAAGGATTTTGTTACTTACTTGCAGAATATTGCTGATTATGGAGATCAGCTTACTGAGATTGCGGAAAGGGAAAAAGAGGCTATCACAGGAATGAGTTTTGACGAATTTAAAAACGGATATGCTGATTTACTTTCTGATTTGGATAGCACTAATGAGGATTTTGCCGATAACTTTGAGAAGCATTTGCAAAATGCAATTTTTAAATCTCTTATTGCAAATGAATACAAAGACAAAATAAAAGAGCTATATGATACTTGGGCGAAGTATGGCGAAGATGGCCTTTCTGACAATGAAGTTCAACAGCTTCGTGATATGCAACAGCAGTTGGCCGATAGCTTGCTTATTGAACGTGACAAGCTAATGAACGCTTTTGGCTGGAATACGGATATTGAAAGAACTCAACAATCTCCAACTATGGGATATTCCGTAGCCGCTTCTCAAGATAGTGTGGATGTATTGAATGGGCAACTTAATGCACAAAGGATAGGGGTGGAAGAAATTAAACAGCAAAACATCAATCAATCTCAATCACTTAATCTATTAACTGCCAAAACGGATGCCGTTCTTTCTGTTGATATTGAAACAAGAAATATAGCGGATGAGACACGAGATTTGATAGCTCAATCTTATCTTGAACTTGTACAAATTTCAGAGAATACAGGAAACTCTGCTAAGTATCTGAAAGAGATTAAGGCGGATATTGCAGAAGTAAAAAAGAATACATCAAATTTATAAATTATGAATGAGTTGTTAACTCACTTTTAAATTCAAATGTAATGAAAGCAAAAATTAAAATAATGCCCGGTATGAGATTTGGAAGGCTTGTCACTATAAAGAAAGTAGAAAAGTTACCAAATGATAAAGGCAAGCATAATAAATGGCTTTGTCAATGTGATTGCGGCAACACCAAAGTTGCACGCTCAAATCTACTAAGAAATGGTCAAACTAAAAGTTGTGGTTGTCTGATGAAGGAAACTGCTGCAAAAAATTCAAAATCATGTATTACTCATGGCCTTGCTTTCAAAACGCCACTTTATACTATATGGTCAGGAATGAAGCAACGGTGTTATTACTTAAATAGCAAACATTATAAGGATTATGGTGGTAGAGGAATATGTATTTGCCATGATTGGCGCGAAAATTTCAAATCATTTTATGATTGGGCGGTAAATAACGGATATAAAAAGGGGCTAACAATAGACCGTATAGATTGTAATGGTAATTACGAACCTTCAAATTGTAGATGGATAACAATCATAGAGCAATCAAGAAACAAACGTTCAAATCGTCTTTTAGAATATAAAGGAGAGGTTAAACCACTCATTGAATGGTGTGAAATTCTTGGATTAAAATATAGTACAATAAGAGCAAGATTGAACAAATACCATTGGTCAGTAGAAAAATCATTTAATAAACCAATTAAAAAGCATAATAATGGGAAATGACTTATTAATTAACAGCAAAGATGCTTATACCACATGGGGTGTGAGAATGGGTCGTGGCTTCCTTGATGCAATCGGAGCTTCTTCCCCTATGAAAGATTTTATTGAAAATAAATCCCGGTTGGAACATGGAAAACAGGTAATTATCGCCAATCCTAAATTGGATGAACGAGAAATAACCTTGTCGTTCACTATTGAAGGAAGTTCTCAAACTGATTATCAAACAAAGAAAAAATCTTTCTTTGAAGAATTGTACAAAGGTGCAGTTGATATTCAAATTCCCGATAATAGCAATGAGATTTATCATCTGATTTATCTTGGGAAAAATATTACCTATGCGCAAAGTGCATATCGTAGTTTTGGCAAAGTTTCGATGAAGTTTTGCGAGCCAAATCCTGCCAATAGAACCTAATTTGTGACCTCCTTTCTGATGTCACGTTTGGAAGCTCTAATTTTTAGGGCTTCTTTTTTTTATACCCGAAATTTGATGTCGTTATGATAGACATCAAAGACATATCTGGAAAAATATTATTATCAGTTCCTATAACTGAATCTTGCGAACATGTGGAAGAACTCATGCAGTCCGACCATATTGTTTTGTCATGGAATTCGGATAAATCAGATATATTACCTATGGGGGCTTATATTGAATATGGCGGTGAAAAGTATTCTCTTCTTGAGCCATATTCTCCCATACAGAAGAGCGAGGAAGAGTTTTCCTACCAGCCTTTGTTTAAGTCTGTGGTTATGTATTGGGCTAAAGTCTCATTTTTCATGTACACTTATTCTTCCGATGATGTAATAATAGGTCGTGAACCGGATTGGACTTTAACGGATAATCCAGCAAACTTTATGTCGTCAATTTGTAAGGCGATTAAAAATGAGACAGGTGAGACTTGGACTTATACGGTTGATGCGTCACTTTCTGCCTCCGCTACATTGTCTTTTCAGTCGGTTGATATCTATTCTTCCCTGAATAGTATAGCTAATGCTTTTGAGACTGAATGGTGGATAGATAAAGCTAACAAGGTAATTCATTTGTCTAAAGCAGAACATGGAATTGCCGTTAGGCTTGAAGTTGGCAAGAACATTGCAGTACCGACCGTTACAGTCGGTAAGGAGGGGTATTATACTCGTTTTTACGCCTTTGGATCTACAAGGAATATCGTTCAGGACTATGAAGGGGCTAATGTCAATAATTTAGTAAACAAACGTCTCACTCTTGATCCTGTTAAATATCCTAATGGGTACAAAGATATTCGTCCTGATTTAAAGCAAGGAGAAATATTTCAAAAGATATTAATATTCGACAATGTCTATCCTTCTTCATCTTTAGAAATATCCGATGTGCGTGTGCGTCTTATGTGGACTATCGGGGAAGATGGGGAAAAAGTTCAGGTAGGTACTGATAATGAAGGCAATCCTATATACGACCAATATTCAATATGGTATTTCAAAGTACCGGGATTTGTCTTAAACAACACTATTTACAGCAAGGACAACCCAGAAGGTATGTTGATTTCAGGAAAAGCCTTGTCTGTTCATTTTGAATCCGGCGCTCTTCAAGGAAGGGAATTTGAGCTTATTTATCATGACAAAGCGGAAACGGTATCAAGTGCTGACGGTACAAGTGTTATCCTTACTCCTGGGGATTATGAAATCAAGTTTAAGGAGGAAGGGACGTATATCATACCTGCTATAACGTCACTCATCCCTAATAATGGTGATGAGATTATCTTATTCAACATCCGCATGCCGGAAGAATATACAGGTTCTGCCTATTTGGAGCTTGAATCGGAAATGAATAAGGAGATATCACGTCTATCTTCTGATCTAAACAATTATCAGTTTTCATCTAACCCAATATCATTTAGTGAGAATAACCCTGATTTATCAATAGGCCGGAAAATTACCTATGTAAATGGAGGATATTCTTTCTCTACTCGTGTAATAAAGCTTGTTACCAAGATAGATTTTAAATACATTCAGTCTATTACAGTAGGCAATGAGAAGATTAAGGGAAACACTCAAGAATTGAAAGAAGAGGTTATATCCGCCAATAAGGATATAAACTTGCTTTCTGTTCTTAATGATATGACTACTTCCCTCACGCAGTCGTATAACAGAACCCAACAAATGATGTTGGATGGATTTGCAGCAATAAAGAATATCTGGCAATTCAAAGAAGATGAAAGTGGGGCTAAGTACGCTTATTCAAAATTCCCCGTTGTTACCGCCTACGGAGTAACCATGTACTCAGGCGCAGACGTTCAAGTCCCTTCAATCTACGAAGGTCTTCCAATAGACGGTGTGACAATACAGTGGGTTGATGGAAAGCTTGTCGCAACAGGTGGAAAGGGTACTGCTAATGGTATAGTGGTTAATGGTAATACTTACACTCCTAATGAGGACGGAATAATCACCTTGCCTAACTATCCTTCATTAAGCGGTTATGCTACGGAGCAATGGGTTAATAACACACTTAGCGGTTATGCTACTTCATCGTCCTTGTCTCAATTGTCCGCTAAGGTAGATAACTTCTTGGAGGGGACTGATACTGACGGTATCATCAATAAATGGAAAGAGCTTGAATCATTCCTTGCAGGTCAGACGCAGACAAGCACGTTAGCTGAATTACTCTCCGTTAAGGCGGATAAGGCCACCACCCTTGCAGGTTATGGCATCACAGACGCCTACACCAAAAACGACATATCCGGGCTATTAGCCGATTACGTAACCAAATCAGGTGCACAGGACATTACAGGTATCAAGTCATTCATAAACGGCTTAAATATCGGTGATATACTTGTGAAGAAGCATTCTGACGGAGTTGTTGAGTTAGACGGTGATTTGATTTTGACGGGTAGTCTTACCATGTACGCACAAGGCAGTCATACGGCGTCCACCATTCTTGATGCGCTTCCGATTGACAATACTACATTATCCAAAGAGGGTGATGTATTAAGCGTAATAGGCGGTGTTGGCGGCGGCTCGGTAGACGGAATTATCCTTAACGGCACAACCTATTCTCCTGATGAAACCACGAAGCTTATTACATTGCCTAATTACCCCACCACATTGCCAGCAAGTGACGTGTATTCTTGGGCCAAGCAGCCGAACAAGCCGAGTTATTCGTTTGATGAGTTGTCCTCTCATCCTACTACGCTGGGGGGATATGGGATTACGGATGCTTATACGAAGCACGAGATAAACACAACAGTATACAGTAAGAGTGAGTGTGACGAATTTTTTGTAAATAAGGCAGGGGATACGATGACGGGGACATTGCTAATGTCAAATGATTCTGATATTTATGGTAGGTCTTCTGCTAATTCAGGTGCAGCTTATATCATAGGTTATAGAGATGCGACTATTAGTGGTATTGTTATGCATGATATTAGTGCTGCTAACAACACTAAGGCCCTATACATACAGACTAACGGATATGACGCGCCCAGTGACACTGGAGGGTTAGCCATAACAAATGATTGTGTTACAGCATTCGGCTCAGGTGATAATGGTTCTGTATTCAGAGTACTAAATGAGGATGATGTAAATCTTGGAGCTTTGTTTAACGTTGCAAAAGATGGCACATTAACAAGACTTGGTAATAAGATATGGGATGCCGGCAACGATGGTTCAGGTTCAGGGCTGGATGCGGATTTGTTGGACGGGTATCATTACTATTCTTTTGAAAGCTATCATAAGGTGAGCATAGATACAACAGGACTTGATAACAATACGTGGTATCCTGTTACAATGAGTATCGATAATTCTCTGCAAACAAGAATTAGAGTACAAGGAAATACGTATGCTCCCGGGTCATGGAATGGCAGAGAAGACAAACGTATGTCATTAATATTGGATTACACTGTTAATGGTTCTTTTTGGGGATGGACATCCGCCCGTAGAGTAATAAATGAGATACAAGATGGAGCAGGCGCTCAAGGTGCACATTGTATTGGAGGTTTAGGACAGTTAACTCATTCGTCTACCGAATATGTATATGTCAGAGGAGGTGCAGTATATGATTTCTATGTAGATCGCTTTATCAACCCTGTATTAAGGACGTCCACATATACTATTCAAAATGAATCCGTTTCTCCCCAAACATCTTATTCGTACATAAGCAGAACCAATGCCTTGCTTACGGACAATGTAGCGTCCGCTACCAAGCTGCAAACCCCTCGCACAATATTCAGTAAGCCTTTTGACGGCACAAACAATGTAACAGGAGGAGCTAAGTTTCTTAATATCTGCATTGAGACTGATAACAACGGAAATGATAGCGGAAGAGGTAGTGAGATAAATAATTACGTAGGTCCTCTGCAGTTACAGCAAGCTTCTCCTAATGGTATACACATGTGTATGGGTGGAGGCCAGGTCGGCATAGGCACTACATCGCCAAGTTACAAACTTAGTGTAAATGGAGATACGTATTGTTCTGGTAAAATAACTTCGGGAAATTGGATCAGGTCTGACTTGTACTCAGCAGGTATCGATCACTATGCTGATGATTCATACAGTGCCGCTTATAACGCATGCGCTCCTAATAATGATAACTATTGCTGCTATTCGATTGTTCGAGCAGGAACTATTCCTCTTGGAATAGGCTTTAATACAAATAATGAGATATGGCTGGGGACTGCCAATACGAACAGAAAAGCAGCTGACCAATGGCTACAAATAAGCAGCGGCCAAGTAACATGCAGCAGCAATCTTCTTGCTAAAGGCGGAATAACAATGTACTCCGACTTAAGAAAGAAGAACGTCCTGAACAGCATTATCGTACCTCTTGACGTAATGGCAAATGCTGACCTTTTCGACTACACTTTCAAGACAGATGAAAAATGCAAGGTCAGAGCAGGAACGAGCGCCCAGTATTGGAACGCATTTCTTCCACAGGTGACAGACACAGACAATGAGGGCTTCTTCACAATGAGTTATGATGTGCTTGCAACTACATGCGTACTGTCTATGGCAAAGCATTTCCAAAGATTTTTGATAGAGGACTTCAATAACCACGAAACGAGAATAGAATTCCTTGAAAGAGAGAACAAGGAGTTGAAAGATAGCAATAAAGAAATGATGAACCGTATTATCGAACTGGAAAGGAGGGCAGCATAATGGCAGTGTATAATATATTACCGAGTACAAACCTTAAAACAGAGGATATACGCGATACGCTCAACGCATACGGGGGGAGTGTTTCCAATGACTGCTTAACGTTCTTTACAGATGCTGCTAATATTAGGAAATGGGCGAAGTATAAGCCTATAAATTACGCAAAAAACTTCGACTTGACGGATGCAGAGAGGGCAACTAAGAACTATGGCATCGGAAACATACCATGGCAAACCGAGTTTGGTGCTTGCAAGGCATTCATCGACAGGACAAGTGCGGAACTTTCAGCATACTACACGTATGATAGGCCAACTGGTGGCGCTTCCTCACCTTATAGGTTAGATGATTTCAGGGGCTATGACGGGACTGCGGACGCACCTATATATCCGTCCAGCAAAACAAACTTAACAATGGGCGGAAACAATACATGGGTAGCGGTATATGTCAATCTGAGGGGAAAGAGTTCACATCCAAATTGGCTGAACATATCCTATCTTGACAATAGAAACCCGTACGGAACATTGATTCTGTCAGCAGATAACTGCTATCTCGGAGTAATCCTTAAAGGGGACAACGGAACGTTCTATGCTATCGAACAGGTAAAAGTCCATACCCATACAGAGGGTGGAGACCATGAGACTGCTATTACTATCAATGATAGGAACTGTTATGGAACCTATAAGTTAATGCCGTTCCTCATTGAATCGAGTTCGCTTCCAAATCCTGACGGGAACGGTTATCAAACGGTAAAATGTCTTCCACTTACAATGTCTATCTCGACAGTCACCATAGTTAAGCAGGCAGCACAGTTGGTGGTTACCGCCAACTATGCGAGAGCAGACTATGGCAACGGATACAGGCTATATTTAACCAGTATCGTAATTAAGAACAATGGCAATATTAGTACAAGTGTTTCAGGCCTTAGATGCTCATTCAGTGGAAGCAACATGACTAATGTCTCGAATGTGTCAATATGGAATGTCGGCTCAACCAGTATATCAATTGCACCCGGTGAGACAAAAACGATTACCTCATTTACTAACAACAATTTCTACACCACTACCAAGACGAATGTGTATGGCTATTGGTATTTGTATGTTTCATATACAGGAAATGAGATAACCAAATCACTGAATATAAGCAACACACCGCCAGCAAGCGGTTCGTTTTAAGACGTATTATTAACTTAATAAAAGACCATGAAACAGTTCAAATCATTATCAGACAAGCGGCTTATCATTGAAGCCGAGGTAAACGGAAAGAAAGGCTTCTTCCTTATCGATACAGGTGCGAGTGTTGGGCTTATTGCCGAGGACAAGGTAAAGAAGTTCGACATCGTGAGAGGACGCAAATACCCCGGCTCTCTTGTTGGCGCTGGCGGTGAAATGGAAGATGTGTATTACTGCAATACGCTTGTGCGGTTTGGTGGGAAAGATATTCCGCAGTTCCTCATTACCGACATATCGGGCGTGAGAAACAGCATAGAGCGTGAGACCGGGATAGAGATACTTGGTATCATCGGCCTTTCCCAAATGAAAATCGCATCGATGCAAGTAGATGCAAATGACAATATGATAACAATCGAATAGTAAACCAATAAAAACAAAAGTTATGAGTACATCAACAACCGCTACTGAAAAAGTGGCTTATGAAAAGTTAGTGAGAGCAACAGTAAGAGTAAATAACTCCGTAGACGAATCTAAGGTCTATGACATTGAAGCGGATGCCGAGATAAACAACGGCATTGTAGGTAATATCAATTCAGGCACAGTGAAGAAAGACGGCTCACAGGTGGCTACTTTCAACAGTTACGGCAACGAGAACCTGAGCATCAACCATAACGTGGGAGACAAGCAGGAGCAGTGCAACATCACCGCGGCCGTCAATACCTTTATTGCCGACACGAAGGCCAAGATAGCTACCGCACAGCCTGTTTCATTGTAATTGTACAACATTAAAAGAATAATAAAATGAGCGAAAATAAAAAATCAAAAAAGGAAATGACAACGAATACCGTCCTGTCGGTATATAAGCTCCTTAATGATAGCAAACTTACCAAAATGGAAGATAAGGATAAGTTCATTGTGATTAAGGCGGTAAGAAAGCTCAAACCTATTGCGGCCGACTTTGACGATTTTCAGAAAGACGCGCAGGAAAAACTAAAGGGGGAAAACTTCGAGGAGATGCAGAAGAAAGCCCAGCAATGGCAAAAGGACGGCGATAAAACCACTTTGGCAGAAGATGAGCGTAGGGAAATCAACAAGTTCTTCAACGAATACTACAAGAAGTTGGAAGAGTGCCTGAAAGAAGAAACGGAAAGAAAGCATGAATTGGAGTATGAAAAACTATCAGAAGATGCTTTCGGTAAATTCATCTCCAGCAATGACTTCAAGGTAGATGATATAATCAAAATTCAAGAAGTAATGGTTCAGTAGTCAGAAAGGGGTTGTGTCATGAAAAAGGTAAAGGTTGATTTGTTAGTTATTGGTAATCTTCTGGTTATCAACAACTTGCGGGGGGGGGGTAAAATCCTCTAATTGGAATTGTTATGCAGATGAAAGCCTATATGAAGCGGACAGGGTCGTACATGGGGACTACGAGATTGACGGTAGCAGTGATATGTCTATTGCTGTTACTGGTGGTATCACCATTATACGGAAGGAGGTATGATATGGCTATTGTACCTAATACCGATGTCGATTTAAGTTCCGAAGTAGGTGCGGTGCTGAGGGATGCAGGAGGCAGTGTTAATATCAATTATGCGCCAAGTTACTTTACCGCGGATGCAAGAATTAATAAGTTCTCAAAGCGCAAACCTGTTCGATATAGGAAAGATTTTGGAATGTCCGATTCCGATTTCAATGATGCTCGATACGGTATTTATGTGGTAAAAGTAGACACTTACAACATAGGTGGTGATATATCTTGGGGATATAATATACCAAGGGGAGGAGTGGCCGAGCCTTATAGACTGGAGGATTTCAGAGGTTATAACAGCGCTGCTATATCCCCGGTAAGAACTGGATTCCCGACAGAGCTAAGCATAGATGAACCTGATAGATACAATTATATGACATTGGATATAGATGATGATTTTGATTTACCTGAAGGAAATATCAGGGTGAAAGACGTACATTCCGATGAACTTAGTTGGTATCCGGGAATAATGGCCTTGAACAGGACGAGAAATCAATCTGCATACAGGACGTCCGCCACAACCTTACAATACTTTTCGTCAGACACATTAAGCATCCCACTTCTTCCAAGCTGGAAAGAAGGTGATACAATAGATATGTACACCATACTTTCTCCTAACATGTACACAGGCGGAAATGAATCTGCTCCTCCTCCGTCAGGAGCTGAATATTACTTAGCTCCTGATTCTAATTCCGGATATGGGAGGGCGGCTCTTAAAAGCACCTACAATCCTACGCTTCAGTATGAGCTGGTTGGTTATCCAAAGGTACTATATACAGAAACAGTGAATTACGATGAGCCTGCTTGGCTTGTATATGATGTTAGCGGTTACATAAAGAACAATGGCAATGTAACCCACAATGTAGAGATAACGGCTTATATTGAAAATTATAGCGAGGGAGACAGTGATTATTTTGGCCCGGTTACAACTGGAGCACAGCCGGGAGAGACTAAATCATTCGGAATGTCAGGCAGTTTCTATTCACCAAGAATGGAATACACGCAATTCCTATTTGTCAGTTTGACTATTGTTGTCAATGGCAAGGCGGGTGTGTTGTTTAGCCGCTATCAAAACATGGATACAGGCGAATGGGTAGATAACCCTTAGTAATAATAACCCCCGCTCCACTCTCACGAGCCAAACGGGGATGCAGTAGTTAGTTCTGATACTATGATCAAATTTACGCTTACAGTTTGTACGTGACACAAAGATACAATTTTTGTAATAAATGTAACGATAAAAATAACAGAAATGGGGCTTAATGACTGGTTGGCAATACTGGGGGCAATAGGAGGAAGTTCTACTATCACGTGGGCTATCACCTTTTGGGTGAACCGTAAAACTAATGCCAGAAAAGAAGATGCAGCCGCGGATGCTGCGGAGAACGAGAACGAACGCAAACAAGTGGATTGGTTAGAAAAACGGTTGGCTGAACGTGATTCAAAAATAGATACTCTTTATGCTGAACTTCGTAAAGAGCAATCGGCTAAGCTGGATGAGATTCACAAGCGACATGAAACAGAGTTGAAATTAAAAGAAGCCGAGGTGAAACGTTGTGATGTAAGAGGGTGTGGCAATCGCAAACCACCAAGCGGCTATTAATTTATAAGGAGGAAAAAAATGAATATCAGAGACTATTTCGACATACAGGAACTTGTGTGCAGGCACGTATATGATAAGTTCGGTAATAACGCTTGGCAGTTCTTCGACAGCCGTCTGTTGGAAACACTGCTTGTTATCAGGGAGAAACTCGGCAAACCTATCTACGTCAATGATTGGCAGGTGGGCGGTAATCTGACGCAGCGGGGATTAAGATGCAATGTCTGCCAGCTTGTCGCAGAAAAAACAAGGCTTGAGAAAGTGTACGTATCGGCACACATACAAGGTACGGGCATTGATTTCGATGTAAAGGACATGACGGATCTTGAGGTGCGCAACTGGATTAAGGCAAACCAAATACTTCTTCCTTATCCCATAAGACTGGAGCAGGATGTTACTTGGGTGCACCTCGATATGCGCAATGATGGAACAAAGGGAAAGGTCGTTTATTTTAAAGGATAAAGCCATGAAAGAACTAAATCGGTTGCTATTTTGGGCGTCTGTCGGATTGCTGGCTATGCTGCTGGTGTTCGTGTTTGCTTCGTGCCGAACGAGGACGGTCTACGTGCCTGTTGAAACCAAAGTGCTTGACAGCATAGTCTACCATGATACAACGTTTCAGGAGAAGCTGATACCTTACAAAGACAGCGTGTCTGTTGCCGATACTGTGTCATTCCTGCATAACCCGTATGCTTATAGTTATGCGTCTTGGAATAAGGGGATATTGAACCACTCATTAGGCATCTATCCCCAATCTACGGTGACGGTCAAAATACCTTACTTCATTGAAAAGATAAGAAGAATTGAAGTCCCAAAGCCTTATCCTGTGGAAAGAAAACTATCATGGTGGGAACGGTTTAAAATCAATTACGGAGGTGCGAGCATGATGCTAAACATTGCATGTGTCGCCTTGGCCGTTATTTGGCTTGCCATAAGGATAAAAAAGAAATAAGTGTAGAAGTTGGCTTTTATAATCCGCAAAACCACCCGAACAATTTTTCAAAACGAAACGGTTCGGTTTTCTTCGGACTGTCAAAACGAAATGGTTCGGTTTGAGTTAAAATTTAATAGCATTGAAACAGTGTTTGACTACCGTTTCAATGCTATTAAATTTTAACTTTTCGTACCTAAATAAGACTTTTCAATATTTGTGTATTTCGCATAAAATCAGTATCTTTATATCAAATAAAGTAGTCAATTGCACAGCTATTAGGCAGCTATTTTATCAAGGAGTTTAATGATATTAGATTTGATTTTATCCGTACTTCGTGTCCATTTAGTAGGTTCTTCGCCCTTATCATATTCCGGATAAGGTTGCGGTTTACGAACAAATCTAAACTTTTTACAAAGCGGATAAATGTATCTATATGTTTTTACCCGGAATATTTCTAAATCTCCTATTAGAAATGCTATGTTCGCTCGTAAATAACCGGTCGGTGACGTACTGTTCGTAAGTATTTGCTCATGTATAACCTCACCAGACCTTTTATTACGACAAAACACTGTATAATGAAAACCGTAATAAGTAAAATTGGCTGCTTTATAAATTGTGCCGCAGCCCAATCGCCCATCAGCAAAACTTTGTACCGCGACACATGTAGGATCTGCTTTCCTTAATAATTTAATAGATGCAGCAATCAATATACTTTCTGCATTATGACCTAAACAATCGTCTATCCACATACGATTCAGCTCACACATCCATGCATTGGGGTTAGGATGAGTAAAAATCTTAGCAGAAGGATTTTTCATAAAACCGTAAACAGCGACACCTAAACATCGATTTGGTTCTTCTGCTCTGAATATTCCATAATTAAACTTGCCGAAGCCACCATCATTCCACTTGTGTGAATAATGGTGTTCGATTATCAATTCTTTGGCTAAAATCTTCGGAACTTCTTTTATTATTAAGTTACCTAAAGTTGTCTTTTTGTAAATTTCCATACTTTGCTCTCGTTTTATATTACAAAGCTGGATAAAAAAAGGAAATTAGATATAATTTGCATTGTATGTTATACTGTACTATTCTTACAGTCTTTCCCAAGTCTATCTATGATAGAATAAACTTTTCGTTCACTTACTGAATATTTTTCAGAAAGAGCAGCAACGATATAGGTCATTTTATTACCATTACTACGCATGTGCATATAATCATTATATAAATCAACATAGATATAATCATTTGCTTTTACTCCAGTAGAGAATAACCGATTTAGAAGTTCTCTATTAAAAGAAAGTATCTCAAAAACCTTCATAATTTATATTTTTAAAGTATATTTGCATTGCCAATCATTTATCACAAAATATAATGCCGTCAGTGCGACAAGGGCATCTGCCCCCGGTCGTGCGCTGACGGCGTGCATTTGTTAGTAAGTGATTGGCGTTACTATTTAACAGGCCGGGGGCTTTTTTCTCCCTCCCCTTAATAATCTTTGATTGGTATTACAAATATACGCCAAGTTTCCCAATAACAGAAAAGTTTCTTCAACCAAGTTCCTCGGGAACTTCTATAACTGCCGGACAGAACAACACGTTATCTGACAGAAGCGGTACTGTTACCTTCACACAGTCGGAAAGCGGGAAGCAAGTGTCTGTATCACTTAACCAGAGCAAGGGTGTCGAGGGTTGGAACTATACATTTGAAGTCAGCCCGGCTTCACTCTCATTTGATGCTGCAGGCGGTACAAAACAGGTCTCGGTGACCTCGTACAGATGTCAGACGGTC